GATCCGTCCACCCCGAGGACTCGGTATGAGCCCACCATCATCCCGAAAGACCGTGAAAGAAACTCTGGGAGATTGAGTCCCTACACAATCCTGTGACGAGAGCCAAGGCAAGGTTGTGAGGAATTAGATCGGTGGCCCTCGACATGTCGACTGAGCGCAGGATATCCCCTTCCTGCGTCCAGAGGACAGCGGCAGCGTCATCGGCAGGCGTTGCCGATTTAGCATTCACGCGAAGGTCTTGATCTAACAAGGACAAGAGGAGTGAATTCAAGATCGAAGCCATGTAAGTCACAGAGGAGTCTAATGGGGTTACTCCTCTGACCTTACTTGACTTCTCCTTCACTCCTGCCTGCCGACAAAGCGGCAGGTCCTTGCGCTTCAGTCGTCGGTTAACTCTTAGAGCCATAGCGGCATAGCCTAAGAGTAACGACCTCTTGGCTCCAGAATCCACAATGGACTCTGGAAAAAGGTCACGACCGAAGCAGACCTCACCATTAAGGCAAGCTTGCTCAACGCTAGTACTGGCAACTCTCACAGAGAGTCCGTGAAAAACGTAAGCAAGCTCCTCTAAAATGGATGGGGTTACTTTAGATGCCTCGAAACTACGAATAGCTTCGAGGAGTTCCTGTGGCAAACCTCCCTTCCGCCGCGAGGCACCGAAAACGGCACCAGTGCTAAACGGAAGGAGATCGCCCCGACGTTCCTAAACTTGTGCGCCCAGCGTCGCGCAAATTTGTGAACACTCACCCTTGTTCGGCGGCTTACTTCGAACTTAGATGAGAGATCCTCAGCATGCTGTGCAAGGGCAGCTGCATATTGAGACTCTGTCGGAAACGGGCCAGCGCGCCCAGCTCGTGAAAACTGGAACAACACTTTAGCTCTACCTTCAGAGGAGTAGCCTTGCAACGCAAGACTACCCTTGAAGATCGCATCTAGCGAGGGAGCGCCACTCGGCTTACCCAGTGAAATATCACCGAGTGCTTCACGACGAACCCAAGCGATAAGGTCCTTAACCGGTTTGACGCCATCTGTTACTACGTAGCCAGAGTAGCAACTGACGACAAACTCCAAAAGGTTCATGACTCCCCTACGGGCGAGTCGAACATGAACATTGGGCACCTTATCAAGTAAGCAAACATTATTCCAAGCCCGAGCAAAGGAAATCTGGAAGGCATCCAAAAAGGATGTTATCCAGGCTTCCGCCCGAGGAATAAGTGCTTTGCGAACGCGGACCAACCGTACCTTCAACCAAGGGTACTGGCGTTTCGCTCCCGTAAAGGGAGCAAGGCGGTCCACGAGAGGAGGCAAATGGCCTCCAGGACTCCGCGTCGATCGAACGCCTTGATCGACTGATAGGTTACTAGATCTCTCTGAT